GCTGGCCATCTCGCGCATGTCCTGCGCGTTGCCCTGCGCGAAGCCCCACGGCGCATGGATCATCAGCAGGGAGGCGGTGCCCATCTGCACGTCGTCGCCGGCCATGGCGATGAGGGAGGCGCTGGACATGGCGACGCCATCGATGCTGACCACCTTGCGCGCGCTGTGCCGCTTGAGCGCGTTGTAGATGGCGATGCCGTCGCTGACGCTGCCGCCGTAGCTGTTGATGCGCACGTTGATCTGCGTGGTGCCGGCGTCGAGCGCCGCCAGCTGCTGCACCACGCTGAGCGCGGTGACGGACTCGCCCCACCAGCTGTCGCCGATGTCGCCGTAGATGAGCAGCTCGGCCTCGCCGGTGGTGCCGGCCTGCGGGCGCAGCAGCATGAGCGGCTGGATGGTGGGCTTGCCCTGCCCGCCTTCGGCGAAGGCGCCGTAGAGCGGCATGGACTGCGCGGCGAGCAGCGCGGCGGTGATGGCGGCGATGAGATGACGTTTACGCATCGGTGGTGGCCTCGTTGTTGGAGCGATCGACCGCGGTGGCGGGATCGGCGCCGGGCTGGGTATTGGGCGCGGTTTGTGTACGGATGTCGGCGGTGCGCAGGTCGGCCTGCCACTTGGATTGCGCGCGAATGACGTCGGCCGGGTTGCGGCCCTGGCGGCGCACGATTTCAGAGCCGGCGATGTAGCAGCGGTCTTCCTGCATCTGCCAGCCAAGGACTTCCTTCACCGGATCAATCCACGGCATGACCGGCGGCATGTAGATGGCATGGCTGAGCTGGGCGAAGGTGACGCCCTTGACCGGCTTGATGAGGCCGCCCGCGAGGCACGAAGCAACGAAGCGCGGGTAGACCTCGCCGGTGCACATGTCGATGAAGGCCTGCTGCAGCAGCTGGTACGCGGTCCACTGTTCGACCAGCTCTTGCCGCTGGGCGCTGTAGGTACCGCCGTAGTTCTTGCTGCTGCTGGAATAGCTGACATCCGTGCCACCGGCGACGGCGCGCAATTGCCCGTCGCGCCAACCGACTGCGTTGGGGTTGGGCCGGTTGCTGTCGATGGTGCCGATTTCTTCACCGGGCAGCAGATCGTCGAAGATCATGCCGGGAGCGAAGTTCATCTGGCGGATGCCAGCCGGCTTGTCCATGTCGTAGCTGCCGGCGTCGCCCTTCTTGATGAAGGCGGCCATGGACGCAGCGATGCGCGCGGCGATGCGCTCGCTTTCCTCGTAGTCCTTGAGGTCATCGAGGCGCGACAGCACGCTGGCGAACATGCTCACGCCGCGGCGGGTGTTGAGGCGGTCGACCAGCTTGATGTGGCCCACGGCGTCGGTGGGCAGGCGCTTCAACACCGGCAGGGTGACGAAGGGGNCACCGGGGNGTTCCTTGTACATCCAGTAGCCGCGCGGGCGACCCCAGGCGTCGATCTCGATGCCCTGGATGACTTGCTTGATGGGATCGTTGTAGTCGACCGGCACCAGGTCGGCTTCCAGCAGCTCCAGCGAGAACGGCGCGGCGGTGCCATGGCGCAGGCCTGGCACGCTGCCCTCCACGTACTGCCAGAAGCATTCGCCGTCGCGGAACCAGCTGCGGGCGACGAGCTGTTCATAGCGGGCGCGGTTGAACTCGCCGGTGACTTCCGGCGAGCGGCTCCACTGCTGCCACAGCTCGTCGAGTTGCTTGGCGAGGTCGGTGAGCACGTTGCCATCGGCGTCGCGCGGCTGCGGCTCCACGCCGATGCCGTTGGGACCGACGACGTTGCGCACCAGCACGTTGAGGATGCCGCGGCTCAGGTCGTGGTTGCGGTCGAGATTGCGCGCGAGGTCGCGCAGTTGCTTGTGTGCGAGGCCGGCGACGGTGTTACCGCTGCCGAAGTCGCGCTGTTTCTTGCGCAGGCGGGAATGGTTGACCGCCTCATAGGCGTTGCCGTAGGCGGCGACGCGCAGGCGCGAACGGGCGCGGGATTCCGCCCAGCCTGGCGCGATGGCTAGGATGGCGCGCTCGATCCGGCCAAGCTTGGCGGCCTTCACGCTCATCCGTGCAGCCACGTGTAATCGAACTCGCCGCCCTCGGGCGCGGTGGGCTGGCCGGTGAGGTTGGCGAGCCGCACGCCGACGACGCCCTGCCCGGCCTGCGCGCGCGCTTCACCGTTGGCGATGCGGGTCCACTCGCGGCGGCCGGCCTGCACCATGCTGAGGTCGGCGCGGGTGAGCTGGCGGTCACCCCAGCGGTACGACTGCCCGCCGAGAATGGCGGCCTCGGCGGCGATGTACTTGTCGCGCATGTCGGTGGCGGTGTTCATGGCCGCCACTTTCCGCGCGAGGTTGTGCCACGTTTACCGGACGGGTGGCACAACGCTGCGCAGGTTGGCCGTTAGTTAGGCCTCACCATTCGCTTCCGCACAGCCAGCCGGGGTCATCCCCGTGCTCGACCAGCATTTCCCGCACGCTCGTGGTCTGCCCTTCGATGGGACACTCGTTTTCGTCAAATGCCGGGTAGCGTCTATCGAGTTCGGCATCATCCAGCTCGCGCGGGTAGCCGTCGGCCATCGGCTCGTCCTCCCCNACCGTGTCGTGCCACAGCCGCTTTGCTTCTTCTGCATCGTTTGCTGCATAAACGTCGCTGTCATCGCATTGGTAGGCTTTCAACATTTCGTTTCTCCGGTAGTTGCGGTCTAACTCGTCATCCGTACGGACGCTGACGTGCCGCTAAATTCCAGTGTTACAACTGGCTGAGGATGCGGTAGTAGGTGCGCCGGCTGATGGCGAAGTGGCGGCAGGNGTCGCGTACCGATTCGCCGCGGTCGCGAGCGGAGCGGATCTCATCCACGTCGCGCACCTGGTAGGGCTGGGGGATGTAAAGCTCGTCGCCGCCGTACTGCTGCTGCAGGTAGCGCACGATGGGTTCGGCGTACTGGCTAGCTTCGTCGAAGGCGAGGCCGCGGGCTTCCTGCAGCGCCACGGCGAGTTCGTCCTGCAGGGCCTGAGCGACATTGAGGGTGGTCATCGGCGGGTCATCCAGTCAGCAGATGCGAAGGGGTTGGCTCGGGGTGCGGCTGGCATGGTCGGAGGCGGCACGGGAAGGTCGGCGGCTTCGACGGGTGCGCGGGCCTTTTCAGGGCCGGTTTTTTTCTCGTCGATGAAGCGAGCGACGAAGAGGTCATCGGTGCCGGGTTCCAGCTTGGCCTCAAGGGTGGCCCAATCGGCATCGCGCTTGAGGTGGATGCGCACCTGCGGGCTGAGCGCGGCGGCGTAGGCATAGACCAGGGTGTCGAGCGACTCGTTGCGGGCGCCGCTTTTCTTCACCCAGCGCTTGGCGGTGAGGTCGAAGCGCTCGGCGGTGAGCATGGCGTAGTAGTCGTCGCCGAGGTCGGCCGGGAAGTGGATGAGTCGGGATTCCTCGGCGCGGTCGGCGTCGCCGAGCAAGCGCTGCATCAGGGTGGTCTTGGCGGNGTTGACGCCGATCAGCCACAAGTTGATGCCCTTGCGCACGGTACGGCCGCGCTTGTCGGCATCCTGTTTGCTGGCGCGGCCGATGATGGGGCGCGCGGCATCCTTGCTGCCCTTGATGGCCATGTAGCCCTGCGCCTGCATGGGGCGAACGGCGGTGTAGACCTCTTGCGTCCAGTTGCCGGAGTCGACGCAGCCAGCGGCGATGCGCAACGGGACACTGCAGGCATTGTCGATGGGTTGGGCGAGGTAATCCCACAGGATGCCCCAGTCTTCGATGCGGGTGGGGTCGGCGGGCAGCTCGACGTAGTCGATGATCCACGCCTGCTCGTTGCGACCCCAGGCGACGAGTTGCACGGCAAAGCGGTTGACCTGAACGTCGACGCCAGCGGTGAGGATGAGCGCCCCGCGCGGGATGCTGCGGCGGACCCACTTGCCAGCACGCTGCGACAGCTCGCTGGCCTCGACTTTCTGGCTGGCGCCTTCGTAGCTTTCGCCGAGGATGGTGTTGGTGAAGGTGGTGAGCAGGGCCGGGTCTTTACGCGCGGCGGCGCGCATGTCGGCGATTTCCTGCCAGGTGTAGCCGAGGCCGATGGGTGCGTAGGCTGCCCAGACGGCGAAGCTGCGATGCAGGGCACTGCGCTCGGGATGGCGTGCGATCCACTGCCCGGCAGCGAGCATGGCGGACTTGTGGTGTTCCGCGATCAGCTGACCACAGCCGGTGCAGAGGTAATGGCCGTCGTCGGTGATCTGGTCGATGTGCAGCACCTGCCGCTCGCCGCAGTGCGGGCACGTCAGCCAGAGCTGGCTCTGGTCGCCGGCTTCGTAGTTGCGGTCGATCGCGCAGGCGTCCTTGACCGTGGGCGAACTGATGTCGAGGATCTTGCGTCGCGTGAAGGTTGAGGTGCGGCGGATGGCCTGTTCTTCCGCGCTGCCCTGGTCGTCAAGGTCGCCCGGGTACTTGCTCGACTCGTCTAGCACCAGGTTCTTGATGGGCATCGTGGCGAGGCTGTTGCCGCTGTTCGCCCCGCTGAAAATGATCATGCCCGCCGGGAACTTCTTGCTCAGCAGGGTGTTACCGCTGGTGCGGCTGGTGGCCGGCCCGATGCGCTCGCGCAGGCACGGCATCAGCTCGACGATGGGCGCGAAACGGTGTTCGCTGAATTTGCGAGCCATGTCGAGCGTGGGCAGCACGTACATGGTCGGGCCCGGGTTGTGCTCGACGATGTAGGCCAGCCAGTTGATGCCGACTTCGGTGCCGCCGACCTGCGTGGACTTGCGGATGGTGATGCGGCGCACGGTGGATTCGGCGCTGAGGCAGTCCATGATCTCGCGCAGGTAGGGGGCGCGGTCGGTGCGCCACTTGCCGGGTTCGGCGGCGCCTTCGCGGGGCAGCACGCGGTAGGTGTCGGCCCAGGCGCTGACGGTGATGGGGTCCGGCTTCGTCCAGCCGCGCGACCAGCTCGCGGTGGCGATGTCGGCGCCATCGGCCAGGGCGACGTCGTGCGGGTGCGCGTCGAGGGTCATGCGGCTTCCTGCACGGGGAGCGCCGGCAGCGGCTTGGCGGCGGCGAGGTCGCGCATCACGTTGCGCAGCTCGTCGCTGAGCAGCTTATGCACGGCGGCGGGGNCGGTGACCGCGGCGAGCTGGGCGCTCAGGCGGTCGGGGATGGCGTCCAGCGCATCCATCGCCTGCCGCGACAGGCCGAAGATGGCGGCCTCGACTTCGGCACGGCGCACCAGCGTGCCGGCTTTCTCGGCCAGCTCGAGTTCGGCCAGGCGCGCCTTGGCGATGCGCTCGCGGGTGGCGGCGGTCTTGTAGGCGCCGTCGCTGTCCGGCGTGCGCGGCTGCGTGTCGCCGCCTGCGGCTGCCGGAGCCGCGGCCGGGGCGCTGCCCTGCCCCGCATCTTGCGCAGCGCTCACAGGCGCGCTGGTGGCGGTGGCGGGCTTGCTGGTGCGGTCGCCGCCGCGGGCCGGATCGTCGGTGCGCTCCAGCAGCGCGATGGTCGCGGCCACGTCGACCAGCTTGCCGCTCGCGTCCAACACCAGCCGGCCCTGGTGTCCGAGCTTCGTGACGTAGGGCTGCGAGCAGCCGCGGATGCGGGCGAACTCCGAGCGGGTGACGAACTGCGAATCAGCGGTCATAACCCACCTTCACACCGCGCAATTCACCCAAGCCGAGGCGATTAACCAAAGCGTAAACCGTTGAACTAGCGCGATTTTGCGCGCCAAATGACCCGCATTTCCCGTTGCTGGGTAGGACCCGCGCCCGGGCGGCCGTGGCACCCTTCACCGCGCCATTGCCCAACCTGACCAACCTTTCTTCGGTGAGGTTGGGCAGCGGGAACCCGCGCCGTTGCGCCGATTGCCCAACCTGCCCAACCTGCCCAACCTGTTTACGCACATATAGAGATGAAAGCCGTTGACCATCCATATACGCGCGAGACTCGAAAAGGTCGGGCAGGTTGGGCAACGCGCGCCACTGCGCCATCCGTGAGGTTGGGCAGAGGTTGGGCAGAGGTTGGGCAGGTTGGGCAATCGCGGGCGGACTGCCGCGCATGCAGGCATCAGGTCTGCGCATGGCTGCTCCCCTTCTCCGGCACCCAGCGCCGCGCCCTGCCGCCGTCAACGGTGCTGCGGTCGTGCCTCCATCCGAGGCGCTTCATGATGGCGGCCACGCGCATCTGCTCGGGCCTGCCATGCTTGCCAAGGTCGATGTGCAATGCCCTGCTGAGCAGTTCGGTGGTGGTCGTGTAAGGCACGGGTCCCCCATCCACCGCTTGCGCCGTGCCCGGCTTGTACGTGCCCGAGTCGGCCTCGCCGGCCAGCCNCCGCTGGATCGGTTCCTGCCACGAATCCTCGACGAACCGTTCGTCTTGATGCTTCACAGCCTCATCCGGCAGCGTCCACCAGGCATAGCCCATGCGGAACAGCGTCACCGCCTCAGCCCACAGCTGATCGCGTTCCTCGCGGATCCGCGGGATGTCGACCTTGTCCACCTTGACCGGCAGGAAGCGCCGGCCGCCCGTGGGGTCGCGCAGGNATTCCGTTTCGTTCGTGGTGCCCACGAACACGCACTCGCGCCGGAACGATCGCGTCACGCGCCCATAGCTCGGCCGGTAAGTGTCGAAGCGCGACGTGATCGCCTGCTTGACCTTCGTCACGTCGGCCTTGCTGAAACTTTCCATCTCGCCGATCTCGACGCACCAGCGCCCGCGCAGGGCCTGGTAGAAGTCTTTGTTGCTCGGCGATTCGTTCGCTTCCGCATACCACTCGGCGCCGAACAGTTCGCGCACGGCCGAGGTCTTGCCCCTGCCCTGCTCGCCCTCCAGCACCAGCATGAAGTCCACCTGCGCGCCGTTGTGTCGCACCTTCGGATCGGTCCACAGGATGCGCGCCACCGCACTCACCATGAAGCATCGCGCCGCCTGCAGCGTGTAGTCGGTGGTCTCGGCACTGAACAGCCGCGGGAACATGTCGTCGATGCGTGGCTTGCCGTCCCACACCAGGCCCGTCAGGTACTCGCGCACCGGATGCNCCTTGCTGCGCCGGGCCATCGCCTCCACACAATCCATCACCAGGTCGCGCTTCACGCTCAGCGTGTAGCGCGTCGGGCTGCCAAGCCAGCCGGCCAGCTCCGTGCCATCCTGATCCGTGAACTCGTCGCGCTCACCGCCAGCCCACACAGGCGCCCGGGTGAGCCGCACGATGTTGTTGAACTCGTCCAGCGAGAACAGGCCCGCCAGCGCGTCGTCATGCTCCAACACCAGCAGCGCATTGTGTGTGGTGGATTCCGGCTTGCCGGTTTGCGTGCGCGTAAGGTTGTTGCTCCACTCGCCGGGCGCCCGATGGCCACCGCCGGAACTGCCACCACCGCGCCCACCGCTGCCGCCACCGCCGCCGCGGCGCTTGGAACTGCCCAGCGGCACCACCACGGGATCGCCAGCCATCAGTGCACCACCCGCGCGCTGGGCTGCACATCCNCCACGCGCACTCGCGAACGCGCCCAGCCGGCAATCTGCACCGGCGTCCATCCGGCATCGATGGCGTCCGCCACATCCCAGCCCTTCGGCTGCCCCGAGGTGTCGATCACCCGCAGGCTGGCGCAAGCCTGGCGGTGGGAGAGTTGCGCCACGCCCTCATGCAGCAGGCCACTGCCGTCCACATAGCCCAGCATGGCGCCGCGGCCGCTGTCATCCGCATCCGGCCACAGCACCAGCTCGCGGCCCTGCAGCGGCGCCCAGTCCGTCTTGCCGACACCCTTGTCGCCGCCGCACCACGTCACCACCGCATACATCGGCAGCAGGCGCGCGGCCTTGTCCCTGCACTTCTCGCCCGACACCACCAGCACCGGCGCATCAGGCTTCGCCGCCAGCGCATCCAACCCGCACAGCGGTCGCGGCTCCGGCAGCGGCTGTAGGCACCACTGCGCCTTGCCGTCCGGCCCGATGCNCCACGTCACCGCCGGCGTGATCTTGCCGCCGTCGTCCATCTCCACGCGAAGCACGTAGGCCATCAATGCACCGGCTGCATCACGGTACGCATCCGCGCGGCTCGGCGTCATACTCCACCAGCGCCCGCGCTTCACATTCCACACCTTGCCGCGCACGCCCGGTGCCCAGGTCGGCGCATGCTCAGGCACCGGATACACTGGCACCCATACCTCACCCGGCGGCCGTTCCAGCACGCGCGGCGCGGCGCGGTATTCCCGCCGCGCCCACTCGCCGGCATCGCTGCCGCCCAGCTTGTGGCAAGCCGTCACGAAATCCTCGCCATCCATCTGCATCACGAAGCCGATCGCGTCGTAATGCGCACCGCACGCGAAGCAATGCACGAAACCCTTTTCAGGCACCACGGTGAACGAAGGCGTGGTATCCGTATGGAACGGGCACAGCCCGATCCACTCGCGGCCCGACTTCTTGAGCTCCACCCCGTGACGTTCCACCAGGTCTTTCAGGTCGACGCGCTGCAGGATCTGCGCGGTGTTGATCATGCCGCGCACCTCACGTCATCCAGCACGTCCAGGTACAGCGGACCACCACCCATCACCGTGCGGCGCGCATACGTAGCGAACAGCGCGTCGAGGCATATCGACAGCAGGCTCGCATCGCTTGGCGTACCGATTGGAACCACGGCCAGCGTGCCGCAAGGCCAGCGGAACACTCGCACGCCGCGTCCGGTCCATCCACGCTCGCAAATGTACGTGGCAATCAGTTCCGGTTTGCTACCCGGCGCATACACGCGGGCCTTGATGCCCTTGCCTCGCGGGATCGGGCTGCGCCAGGGCGTCACGGCACTACCAGTGCCAGCACGCCCTGCCGCCGAGGCTGTGGCGCATTGAGCGCGGCCAGCATGGCCCACGCCTGAAGCAACTCGCTTTCCGAGCTTCCACGCTCCGAAATGCGGCGAACCTGCTCCATCGCGGCCAGGCGTGCCGCGCGCTGCGATTGCGTCTCCCATGTCGTCAGATCGCCGTGCGCGCGCATCGCTGCGCACTCCGTTCGGCATCGCGCTGGCAGTCGATGCACAACACCGCACCCAGCGCCTTCCGCGCATCGCTGATCGGCTCGCCGCAATCCGGCTGCTCGCAATGGCTGCGCCCTGCTCCGACCTTGCGACGAGACGCCAGCGCGTGGTCGATATCGTCCATCTGGCGCTGCTGCGCCAGGTCAATCGTGTCCATGGTCTGACCCCGTGGTCTTGGGTCGCAGCGGCACCACGGTGCCGCCCGAGCTGTTGAGCAGGTAACGGCGCCGCAATTCGTCGGCCGCCAGTTGTTCCGCCGTGGTGCCGAGCGATTCGGCCAGCTGCCGCAAGCGGCGAGCTTCGCTTTCGCTCAGCGTGATCTCGATCTCAGGCACAACGACCCCCTAAAGGCACTGTTCAGCGCCTTCAGGCGGCCTTGGTCTGCTCGGTAATCTGCTGCTCAGCACGCGCCACGCTGGCCATCACCAGCTCGCGTACGAAGGCAGCCGGCTGCTTGCCGTTGAAGCGCGCGATGGCGCGCACCACGGCCAGCTCGGCATCGTTGAAACGCACCTTGACGGGGTTGTCGCGAATATGGGCGGGATCGTCGTACATGACTCAATCACCTCGGGGATGTCGGGGTTGGAACTTCAAGCGGGATCGGTGCGTTCCACGCATCAGCCCGCTTCCTGCAGCGAAACCGGCGCCGTGCCGAACACGTCCGGACGCAGCTGGTAGCGCGTCACCGCTTGAGGCGCGACGTTTTCCAACGGAATGCACCAACGCGGCGCCACTCGCGTGCGACCAGTGAGCCATTGCGACACAAGCCCAGGCGTCACGCCGAGCGCGTCAGCCAACTTGCGTTGGCCTCCCGCAGCCGCGATGGCGGCGGCGATCGGATTCGAAGAATGCGCGTCCATGACTGCAAACGATAGGTTACCTATCGCTATTCGTCAATAGTTTCACTAGGCGCAAGTTATCGCATTGATTGGATAGGCTTTCTATATGCCCAACAAGCCACGCAAGACCGCCGAAGCCCAGGCGCTTACCGCCGCGATCAACGCGGCCGAGATGAAGAAGGCAGCCGTGGCCGCCGCACTAGGCGTTTCACCCGGCCTTGTTTCGCAATGGGCCAGTGGCCGCACCCCCGTGCCGCCTGACACCGCCCCTCCACTGGCACAACTGCTCGGCCTTCCCGACCCCGGCACCATCAGCGCACGTTATCGCAAGGTGGCCGCCACGCAGACGGTCACGGTCACCAAGGCGACGCAGCCTGCCGACCTCAAGAAACTGGAGCAGGCAGTGGTCGCCCTGGAGGCGGAAACCCATGAATTGCGCGCCGCACTACTGGTGATGGCGGCCGTTATGAAACAACNCCGTCCCGCCGAAGCGGCCGCTGCGGCTGCGGCGTTGCATCGACAGCTTCCGGCGAAACAACGAGAAACGGGTCTGTTGGCTCGCATCCTGAAAGTGCTCGAATGATCCCGCGCTCCCGCCGCAGCTCGCTCGCGCTCAACAGCGCCTGATGAATCAGCTCGTCTAGGTCCATATTTTCCCCCTTCCTGGACCTCGTACTATCTTGCGCTGCCGCCTCAAATCGTGAGACGCGAGGCTGGATCTTGGTCGAATAGCCCGGAAGGATTCCATGACCGAACAAACTATCACCTGCGGCAAATGCGGACACCAGCGCAATGCCGACGATGGCGAACCGGCGTGGTGCTGTCCATCTTGCGGCGTTGTCTACGCCAAGCTCGCCGCAACCATGCCGCCTCGCCCTACCCGCCAACGCGCCACCGCATCCGCACTCGACGTGCCCTTCACCGGAACGCGCAGGCAATGGGCCATCGTCGGGTTGATGCTCGCCAGCATTGCAACCATCGGCTGGCTGTGGTGGCGCGCCGATCAAAGCCGCGCCGCCGTGCAGCTTGCACAGGCCGAAGCGGAGGCCCACGACGCNCCGCTGCGTGCCGCCCGGGCGGCGCAGACGCAATACCTCGACGATCGCGACGCACTCGCNCCTCTCATCACCCAGTGGTCCGAAGAGGTACATAAAGCTGCCGCCACTCCACGCATGCTGCTCGCCTCGCGCATCGACCGTCTCGACGCGGTGATCGCCCGCATTCCGTCCGCACGCGTCCACGGCGAGTGCATGCGCACCGCACGCGACATGTTCGCTGCCGCCGCCCGACAGCGCCGCGATGCTTTTCTTGCGTTTGCCGCACAAAACAGCACCAGTGAGGCCACAACTCGCGCATCAGCGCTTGAACAACGTCTCGTCGAGCAGATGGCCGCCTGCAAACCTACCGATTCAAGCATGTGACAATCGAAGGCGTCACTATCGATAGAAAATATCTATCAAAAAACATATAGTTAAACTATTGCAATACATGGATAGCTAAGCTATCGTTCTCCCCGAACCGCACTAGCGGCCAAGGAGAACGCCATGCTCGAACGCATCATCAGCCNCCCCGCCGCCCGCTTCGCGCGCTGCCGGGCCTGCGGCGCCGAGCCGCGCCACGTGCTCACCGTCGGGCGCAGCAGCCGGGAACCCGTGCAGTTTCTGGCCG